CCTAAGAGACCTCCTGGTAGGGGGTCTCCAAAGCTATAATCTTCGAGATTATCGTCTCGAGGATTACATAGTACCTTGCGCCAATTGACGCCAGGCACTATTGGGTAGTCTAGAACGTGCGTTCTTTCCACCCCGGTAGAATTCGCCCAACGGTCGAATTCCACTTGGACTTCAGCGGCTCTGCCGCCATCGGTCCTACTGTATGCAAACGAACTTGAGTTCGTCAGCGATACATGTTCAGGGTTCTCCAAGTCCATTTGGACTTGAGAACGCTTTATTCTCCTCCCGATTCTTCGGGATAGGAGTCTTACCGCGGTGATCCGTGCCTTTGGCACGTCCGCGGCAGGGGTAATCAGGTTAATACGGTGCTTACGCAACGCATCCTGTACCATCTCCTTTACAGGAGGCGGCAATCCCCTCGTAGAAACGAAGTGTGCAAGGCGTGTGCCTTCACCCTTCGATTTCATACCTCGGTTTATGACTCTATTGAGCCATTCCAAACCGGTACCCATGAACTCTCCTTCTGGAGAGAACCCGGGAAAATGTGGAACCCCTTTAGGGTTCACATTTGCTCTTATGGCCTTTGCCTTAACGAAGACCATAAATGCTTTGTAATCTTTGAGCATCTCTTGATACCCAGAGGTTACTAATTTGCTTATTACCCAGCGAAACTGGGTTTTAACAAAATCTCCTTTGTCTACTATGTAGGCTTCAGGGGAAGAGAGTAGTATGGCATCCTCTACTGAGAGCCATATTCTCTCAATGCGTTCCAGTTCTCTAACTGGTAAACGCACTAGCCTGGTTGCTATGTCTTTTGACAATAGCCCTCGGCTTAGGTAAAACCCCGCGAGGCCCTTCTTGGCGTCGCGGGGTACCTCGTCTAGGTGTCGGAGCCGGCGTCTGCCGTGCTTCGATCTTGGTGCATACACATTAATGTGCATGTCCAACACCGACGGTAGCTTGTCTGAGCGACTTAAGTCGCCGGCAAACCAGCTATCGGGGTCAGGGTATGGCTCTAAAGAGTCATGACTGACCACTCTATCCGCAAGAGTTCCGTCG